GTATTAGAAGAACTATATGATTCCTACATGGCAAGAGAACAAGATGAATGATTCAGCATTTGACACCGGAGAACGTAGCGCGTTCGACTCTTGGTACAACGGTATGGTGGGGTTTCACATTAACAGTGAACGTATTCTTGAGGACCTAGACTCTACCATCTATTGTGATGGAGTTGATCCTGTAAGAGTACGTAAGTGGATGGCTGTGTGTTGGAACAGTGCCATTGATGCGGTTGAAGCTAAAACTTGGGACTTCTATTGGAAGAACGAGAAGGCAGGAGAAGACCTAGACTATGCACTAGAGGCACTTAAAGAAAAGATTTGACACGCTGTGTCAGATGTGTTACAATAATGGCTTCAGAAATAAATTTCTTCCAGCCATCTTTTAAAGGAAATACAAATGAACATTACAATTCTCTCAGTACAAACCACCACTGAAACAGCTAAGAGTGGTAAGCCTTATCAGCAACTTCAAGTTGCTTTCAAAAACAACACCTTTGGTAAGGTTGAATCTAAAAAGATTATGCCGTTTGGTGCACAGAAGGCAGCTTTCGACGCTCTAGCCAATGCCCCTACCGGGGCTGTCTTTGAAGTAACTGTTGTAAAGAATGATGCTGGTTACAACGATTGGACTGCTGTAACTGCTACTCCTCCTGGTAGCATTGTTCCCGTACCACCTGGGTCTATCAACAAGCCTACGATGGGTCAAACCACACAAGTAAAGAGCACTTATGAGACACCTGCCGAAAGAGCGCAAAAACAGATTTACATCGTTAAGCAGTCAAGCATCGGGAGCGCAATTGAGCTTCTTAGTGTTGGTGCTAAGTCTCCTCCTACTGTGGATGCTGTTCTAGACACTGCCCAAAAGCTATATGGTTGGGTAATGTCTTCACCAGATCAAGAAGTGAAGCAAGATGTTTTTGACGTACCCAATGACGTAGATGTGGACTAAAGAACGCTTTGAAACCTTCTTTAAACAATCAGATGGGTGTTGGTTATGGGAAGGTTCTTTAAGAGGTAAGGGTTATGGTGGCTACAAAGAGAATGGTAAAATGCACATTGCTTCTCGTGTATCCTACGAACTCTATAAAGAACCTATTCCTCAGGGAGTCCTTGTGTGTCACAAATGCAACACACCGAGTTGTGTTAACCCTAGTCATTTGTATTTAGGAACATATAGTGACAACACCCAACAAGCAGTAGAAGAAGGTAGGCAATTTGTTGCTAAAGGAGAATTAAACGGCTCTTCTAAACTAACAGAAGAGCAAGTAATTCAAATTAGATGTGATACTAGAAGTCAGCGTGCAATTGCAAAAGATTTTAATATTAGTCAATTACATGTTTCTAGAATTAAACGTAATCTTGTCTGGAAGGATTTAAATTGTACAAACTAATGAGGAAGTATTGTGGCACCAAGCTGAAGCGCTATAACAGCCTTACCTTTGCTAGTTATGAAGAGGCAAGAAAATACACCCGCAGACTGGTAACAAAGTTAGCTGGTGGTTACAAAGATGGTTATAGTGATATGTTTAAGGTAGTGCGTATTGATTAACTTGCTAGACGGTGACCTGATTGCATACCGCAGTGCAGCATCATGTGAACCAACAAAAGCTAAGCCCCATCTAGAACCTCCTGAAGTAGCAATCTGGCGTTTGCACGACATGATTGAACGTATTTGCCTCGCTACGAATAGTAGCGAAATTGAATGCTACATTGGTGGTAGTGACAACTTTCGCTACAAGATTTATCCAGACTACAAGGCCAATCGAACAAAAGAAAAGCCTCACTATTTGGAGGCTTGTCGGGAAATGCTTGTAACACAATATAAAGCAACTGTTGTTAACGGATATGAAACTGATGATGCCCTAGGCATTGCACAAACTAAATATGATGGAAACAGTCGGATTTGTTCGTTGGATAAAGATTTACTCCAGATACCTGGTTATCACTTTAACTGGGTATCTGGTGTTAGTCGTTTGGTTAGTCCTCTTGATGGCCTTAGGGCTTACTATAAGCAGCTTATTTTGGGAGATCGCACAGACAATATACCAGGTTATGATGGTAAATTAAGAAGTGAGTGTCCTAAGTTTATCCAAAAGCTACAAGAACCAATTGATGAAATGACAGAAGAAGCAGATATGTATTACTATGTTAGAGATGTGTATGATAATGCAGCAAATCTATTTGATGGTGAGTTGGTTGCAGAAGCCATGCACCGTAATGCACAGCTACTGTATATCTTAAAGAATGAGGAGGAATATTGGCAACCCCCTGGACAGAAGGACGACTTAAAGCTTTCGTAATTGCTGTACTCCGTTCCGGCACTAGACGTTACCCTCCTAAATATGAGACTCTTAAGGATGCTTATGTTGGACAGCGTTTAAATGAGAAAACAAACAGAGAAGGGAAACATTATCTTTGTGCTTTATGCGAAGGTGAGTTTCCCGCTAAAGAAGTAGAGGTAGATCACATTGAACCTGTTATTTCTTCCAAAGGCTTTACATCATGGGACGACTACATTGCTAGGCTATTCTGTGACAAAAGCAATTTACAAGTGGTGTGTAAATCTTGCCACAAAATTAAGTCCTACAATGAAGGGCAAGAAAGGAAACTAAATGGAAATCAAGAAGTCGATTAAGAACAAAGACGGTACTGTGGTGTTTAAGGGAACTCTTTCACCAGAAGAACATGACTTTGTTTTAAGTGTAGGTTTAAACACTCTTGTAGAACAAGGTGCCATTGCAATGTCCACAGAAGAAGATATTGAGCTAGAAGAAGAGCCTAATGTTGATTGGATTCCTGGAGATACGCCCGTCCAATGAAAATCTGTGTAATTCCTGACTGTCAGGTTAAACCTGGAGTAGATATTTCCTACTTGTCGCATGTAGGGCAATACTTAGTAGAGAAGCAACCAGATGTTATTGTTAACGCGGGTGATTTTGCGGATATGCCTAGCCTATCTTCTTATGACGTGGGTAAAAAGAGCTTTGAAGGCAGAAGGTACAAAGATGACATTCAAGCTGCACACACAGCTATGGAAGTCCTGCTGGCCCCGATCAAAGACTATAACTATCGCATGCGAAAATCACGCCATAAAGCGTATGTTCCCCGCTATGTACTTACCATGGGCAACCATGAAGAGCGAATTAACAAAGCAGTAAATAACGATGCAAAACTAGAAGGAGTTCTTTCGACTGATGATCTTAGATATAAAGAGTTTGGTTGGGAGGTATATCCTTTCCTTGATGTGGTGGTTATCAATGGTGTGGCATTTTCTCATTATTTTTGCTCCGGTCCTCTTGGTCGCCCTTGTACCACTGCTGCTGTAACGCTTAATAAGAAGCACATGTCAACTGTCGCAGGCCATCAGCAAGGCTTGCAAATTTCAATGGCACATGCAGCAGATGGGCGTAGGCTAACATCAATCATTGCAGGCTCCTGCTACACACATGATGAGGATTACATGGGGCCACAAGGCAACAAACATTGGCGTGGCATCTTAATGTTACATGATGTTAAAGATGGTGAATTTGACGTAATGCCAGTATCGCTCAAGTTTCTAAAGGAAAAATATGACAGCAAGTAATTACTTTAAAGAAGTAACTCAAAATCTAGTATACCAAGAACTACAAAGACAAGAAATTAAATGGGGTAAACAAGAACATTCTCCTGCTTATTGGTATGTAATTCTTGGTGAAGAAGTAGGTGAAGTTGCTCGGGCAATTTATGAAAATAAAGATGCTAATTATCGAGAAGAGCTTGTACAGGTTGCTGCCGTTTGTATGGCAGCTTTAGAAAACTGGGATAGGAATGAGCATGAGCGCGAATAATAAACAAGTCGGTGGTAAACACTACTCTAAGTATGGTAACCTACAGCCCTGGGATGTAGTGATTCAATGGGAGCTAGGTTATCTAGAAGGTACTGCACTAAAGTACATTGCTCGATGGAAAGATAAAAATGGTGTTGAAGACATTCTAAAGGCCATTCACTTCCTAGAGAAGCTAGTGGAAGTAGAGAAGGTTAAACAACAGGCTGTAGACCTAGAGGGTGTTATGCAAGTATGGCAAGGTAAGCCAATTGAGTGGGAGCTAGACGCAATGGATAATCGGAATGAGTGAAGCGAAATATGAGGGACGCTGAGCTAGATGATTTCTGTTCCCAAATTGCTAAGCAACTAGATGTATATGAGTTTCTAGACATTCTAGAATTTACCATGGAAGACCTTGTTGTAGCACTACGCAATGAGATTCGTGAACGAGCAGAAGAATTTAAAGAGTCACTAAATTGACACGTAAACAAAAGAGTTACAAAGAACTAGAAACAGAAAACACCCGAGGAAAGAAGCGTTACCTTGAGCGTCTTGTAGAAGACGAAGAAGCTGCACAACGTATTGAAGAGTTTCTAGACCATACAGATCAACCTGAAGAGGAGAACCATGAGCAGCCAAGAACAAACCCCTTTAGTTAAATATGTTTGGTCTACTCCTAATGCTGAGCAGCTTGTTGCTGATATGGCTAGAGTATCAGCGCCAGAGAATATTGGTAAGGATGCAAGTAAACTACTCGCCTACCTAATCAAGCACCAGCACTGGAGCCCGTATGAAATGGTAAACATGTGTGTTGAAATCAACACCACACGAGATATTGCCAGACAGCTTCTACGGCATCGTTCATTTAGCTTCCAAGAATTTAGCCAGCGTTATGCGGAAGTAGACAAGCTACCCCCAGCACCTTTACGAGAAGCTAGATTACAAGACACTAAGAACCGTCAGAATAGCTTAGATACGGATGACAAAGAACTAAACAATTGGTGGTCTTATATGCAGCATAGTGTTCAGAAGAACAATGAAGCTGTCTACAAAGAAGCACTTGCTAGAGGCATTGCCAAAGAGGTTGCTCGTGCTGTACTACCTGAAGGTTTAACGACAAGTAAAATGTACATGAATGGTACACTACGCTCTTGGATTCATTTCTACCAGCTACGTAGTGGTAACGGAACTCAGAAAGAAACCCGTCTTATTGCAGAAGACATTGGTGTGTTTATTGAAGGGTGGTTCCCTAACATTTGGAAGGCTTTAATTCAATGAAATGTCCTAAGTGTGGAAACTGGCTTAAGAAAGGCTGGTGTTCTGTTTGTTACGTGAGGGAACGACAATGACAATTAGTTGGAAGAAGGTAGTTCTGTGGACTCTAGCTGCCATTGCTGTTATTGCAGCATGTGTAGGGGCCCGTTACCAGGGCCTCTCACAAGGCCGTTTAGAGGGTATTAGAGCCTACCACAGCCAATGTTTTGAAGTGGGTGGCTACATCATTGACGAACAGGGACAAGTCGTTGCCTGTAAAGGCCAGGGTAACATCCCTAAAGAAGAACTAAAGAACTTTAAAAGCACAATTTAAATGCATAACATTTTTAAGAAGTAAAAATGCACCCAATTTATATCTCAGATTATTTAGACAGAGTACGCAGTATGGTGACAACCGACATGGACTATTTAGATGGAGCCATGCAGGATGTTATTTCACAGCAACCAAACAAGTATGATGGTGTTGAACTACAGTGGTTGCTAACCAGTGTTAAGAATGAAGCA